AACAAATTGACGCAATGACTGAAAAGCAGTTAGATGAGATTCTTACAAAGAAAACACCAGCAAGTAAAGTAATTAGTGACTTCGTTCATAGCGATGATCCTAAATTTGCTGGAGATACAAAGAAACAAAGAATTAAAAGAGCACTCGGTGCATATTATGGTATGCACCCAGAGAAGTCTAGAAAATAATGTTTTATAAAGAATTTACAAAAACTATTTCTGGTGCGGATGAAACCATTCGCTCTTATGGCCATTTAATACAAAATATTAATGGGACTATTTTTGTAGATAAAGAAGAAACTAATTTTAAGAGTTTGGAAGAAGCAAGAAAATACATTAAAAATAAACACTGCTCAGAAGCGATAGAAGACGAGATTATAGAAAAACAATACGAAGAGATTTCAGAAAATCGTATCGCTAATATTATTAAAGAACATCACGATATTAAAGTTACAGATACTCTAATAGAATCATACCTCGAACTTGCTTCTTCTAAAATTTTTACTGTAGATCCAGTTGTTCAAGAAATTAGAAAACTTAATAAACTAGACTCCCTGATTGAGAGTAAGTTACACTACGAATTAAAAGATGGCAGTATAGTTGCGATTGATGAACAAACGCAAGAACAACTAAATAATTTATTGGCAAATCATAAAGACGTTGTTGAATATATGCGTGAAACGAAAGACAACTTCTTTAACGTAGTTAATAAGATTAAGGAATAAAAATGGCTGTCACAAAGACAATTATAAAAAATACCAATCAAGAGACAATCGTAAAGATTGCTGGAACAGCTGGTAATGCTACCATCGATTTACAAACTGATTGTTTAGCATCTACTCAAGCATTAGATGGCGCAACTCAAAGAGTTGATATTTGCACTGCTATGGTAACTGGTCTTTTAGGTTCTGCTGTAACTGTAGTTCGTAACTCAGTTCCAGTATTAGCATTTGCAGGAGAGAATGCATCCTTGTTTGATTTTGAAGGGCAGGGATTTAGAGATAATACAGAAAATAGTAGCGATATCGTTGTTGCTATCTCTGGTGCTGAAGCCCATATCTATTTGACATTACGTAAAGTTAGTGGATATGCAACTAAAGTAGAAACTGCTCAGTTTGGTTCTTATGACAACCCAGCAGTAGTAGGGAGCTAACAATGAAACTAATTAGAGAAGTTACAGAATCTGTAAATCTTATTACCGAAGATAAATTAGGTAAAGGTAAACAGTATTATATTGAAGGTGTTTTCCTTCAATCAGAAATTACCAATCGTAATGGTCGCTCTTATCCAGAAGCAGTTATGGATAAAGAAGTTGGTCGTTACATGGAACAATGCGTTAAGCAAAATCGTGCATATGGCGAATTAGGTCATCCAGATACACCATCTATTAATCTAGATCGTGTATCCCATTTAATAGTTGATCTACACAAAGAAGGCACAAATTATATTGGTAAAGCAAAGATTTTAGATACGCCAATGGGTCAAATCGCCAAAGGTCTTTTAGATGGTGGTGCAAACTTAGGAGTATCTTCAAGAGCACTTGGTTCTCTACAAATGAACAAAGAGGGTGTTCAAGTGGTTCAGGATGACTTTATGCTGTCTACTGCAGCAGACATCGTTGCTGACCCATCCGCTCCAGATGCTTTCGTCCGTGGTATTATGGAAAGTAAAGAGTGGGTATTTGTTGATGGAAAGTTTGTGGAAAAGCAGATTGAGGAAGTTAAATCTTTTATTAGAAAAACTTCTTCTCGCAATTTAGAGGAAGCCAAACTACGTGCTTTCCAAGATTTTCTGACTAAAATCAGATAAATAATAAATAATTACATAGAACTATCCAGTTAGGAGAAAACGATGTCAATCGAACAAAAAATCGCTGAAATTCTTGCTGAGTCAAAAGCTGCTGCTCTCGAGCAACAAGTCGCTGACACTCAGGAAGAAACTATTGTAGAAGAGGACGAGACTGTTGCTGAAGAAGCAGTTAAGCCAACCACTCCTCCTGCTAATCCAGACAATGCTAAAAACAATGTCGATCAAGAGAAAGCAGCTGAAGGTGGAACTTCTAAAACTAAGAATAAAGCCAATGAAGACGAAGAAGCAGCTGAAGCCAGCCATCTTCCAATCAAAGGTGTAAAAGAAGATATTGATGCTCTTATGAATGGTGAAGAACTCTCTGAAGAGTTCCGTGCTAAAGCAACTACCATTTATGAAGCAGCTGTTACTACTCGTGTAAAAGCAGAAGTAGCTCGCATCGAAGAAGAATACGCTACTAAACTCGAAGAAGAAGTAGCAGAAATTGCAGAGGGTCTTGTTGAAAAGGTTGATGGATATCTCGACTACGTAGTTGAGCAGTGGATTGCACAGAATGAAATAGCCCTTGAGCATGGTATGAAGTCCGAAATCCTTGAAGGATTTGTTGCTGGACTTAAAGGTCTTTTCGAAGAACACTATATCGATATTCCAGAAGAGAAGTTCGATGTATTAGGTTCAATGGAAAGTAAAGTTGAAGAACTCGAAGCAAAGTTAAACGAGCAAGTTGCTGCTAATGTCGAATTGAATAAAACAATCGGCGAACTAAAGCGTAACGAAATCGTTGAAACTGCATGCGAGGGTTTAACTGATACTGAAGTAGAAAAACTAAAAGGTTTAGCAGAAGAACTTTCTTATGAAGACGCTGACACTTTTAAATCAAAAGTTCAGACAATTCGTGAGAATTACTTTACTACCAAGCAACAAGCGGAAGTAACATCCGTGGTAACTGACGAGCCAGTAGAAACTTTAACTGAGGAAAAGAAAATTGACCCAGTAATGGCAAAGTATCTATCTGCTCTCAACCGTAAGTCTTAATTTTTTCAAAAGGAAAACTTAAATGAATCGTCAAGAATTATTAAAAAAATGGGCACCAGTTCTAGAAGCTGAGAATGCTCCAAAGATTGCAGACAGCTATCGTAAAGAAGTTACTGCAGTTCTATTAGAAAACCAAGAGCGTGAGATGGCTAAAGAGCAACAAGCTCTTTTCGAAGCTGTTCCAGCAAACGCAGGTGGTACTGGTGTTGCTTTAGGTGGCGCAGGTACTAATGCACAAATGGCTGGTTACGATCCAGTATTGATCGCTCTAGTTCGTCGTGCTGCTCCACAGCTTATCGCTTATGATATCGCTGGTGTTCAGCCAATGACTCAACCAACTGGCTTGATCTTCGCAATGAAGTCACGCTATACTTCTCAGAGTGGTACTGAGGCTCTATTCAACGAAGCAGATACTGACTTCGCTGGTACTGGCACTCATGCTGGTTCTAACCCAGTTTCTGGTGCTTATACCACTGGTACTGGTATCACTACTGCTAACGCAGAAGATCTAGGTGGCGCAACTACTTTCAATCAGATGGCATTCTCTATCGAGAAGACAACTGTAACTGCACAAACTCGTGCTTTGAAAGCAGAATACACTGTTGAACTTGCACAAGACTTGAAAGCAGTTCATGGTCTTGATGCTGAAGGCGAATTGAGCAACATTCTTTCTTCAGAAATCCAAGCTGAAATTAACCGTGAAGTTGTACGTACTGTTTATGCTGCTGCTAAAACTGGCGCAGAAGTTAACACTGCAACTGCTGGTACTTTCGACATGGACGTTGACTCAAATGGTCGTTGGTCTGTTGAGAAATTCAAGGGACTATTGTTCCAGATCGAGCGTGAAGCAAACGCTATTGCACAGACTACTCGTCGTGGTCGTGGTAATTTCATCATCTGCTCAAGCGATGTTGCATCTGCTTTAGCAATGGCTGGTGTTCTTGACTATGCTCCAGCATTGTCAACTGGTCTAAATGTTGATGAAGCATCTACTACTTTCGCAGGTGTTCTAAACGGTAAGTATAAAGTTTATGTTGATCCATATTCTGCTAACCAATCAGCTAGCCAGTTCTTCGTTGTTGGTTACAAGGGTACTTCAGCATTTGACGCTGGTTTATTCTACTGCCCATACGTTCCTCTACAAATGGTTCGTGCAGTTGATCCAAATACTTTCCAGCCAAAGATTGGTTTCAAGACACGTTATGGCATGGTTGCAAACCCATTCACTAGCTTGTCCTCTGGCACTAACATCTACTACCGCAAGGTAGCTGTTACTAACTTAATGTAATTTGTTAAGTTATTAAACCGACAGAGATCGGTACTTAAGAGGGGAGCTTCGGCTCCCCTTTTTTTATTATAAATAATAGTATGGAAGAACATAAAGTAAAAATTATAGTTTTATCCGATCTCCTTGATACTCGTGCGAGGAAGGAGAAAGAATTACGTTACTATGAAGAGCAATTAGAAATTCTTAATGAAAAAATGTATTGGATTAGAAGAGAAATAGATTTAACCAATAACATTATAAACATGATTGAGCACGAAAAACTTCTTGACCTACGAGAGCATTTAAAACAAAAAGATGAATAATAATACTATTTCTTGTCCTATTCCTAGTAACATATCTCCATTATCGCCTAATGGTTTTATGTTTACTATAAACAAATTACCAGAAATAAATTTTTTCTGTCAGCAAGTTAATCTTCCAGGAATAACACTTGGTGCACCTGAATTCGGTAACCCATTTAATGTGGCACCAATTCCTGGTGAAACATTAACATATGACACATTAGATTTTCAGTTTTTAGTAGACGAGAATATGCAAAATTATAGATCCATCTATAATTGGATAGTCGCTTTAGGTTTCCCAGAAAATTATTCGCAATATTTAACTTTCGTAAATGCTGCAGATTTGCAAAGAACATCAGAACTTGCAAAAAATTATTCTGACGCAAGTCTTGTTGTTTTAGGTTCCAACAACAATCCAATCCAAACAATACAATTTCACGACGCATTTCCTATATCAATAACCTCATTAACATTCCAATCAACGAATCAAGATGTAAACTACCTAGTGGGTAGTGCAACATTCCGCTACGGATATTACAAGTTTATTTGACAAAAATTGGCAATTGTAGTATAATCTTATTATGACTAAGTGGAGATATTATGACTCTAGATGAATTACAACAAATGTGGGAAAAAGATTGCGAGATAGATGATAACTATCTCGGCGAAAATTCCACAGCCACACCAAAGTTGCACGCTAAGTATGTTAAACTTCTGGTAAACACCAAACTCAAACACACCAAACTCCAAGCAGATTATGCATTGCTGCGCAAGAATAAATTTCGTTACTATCGTGG